ATATGGTGCAGTTGGTAATGCTAATATTTATCCCACAGGTTACAATGGAACAGGTGTAAATGCTTCAACTCGTGTAGGCACTCCTGCTAAATTTGGCACTAATGTTCTGAAATCTGTTGGTAATGGTGTTGTCTACCCAGATAGAGCTGAATATGATTTTGATGGTCCATTTACCATGGAGTGTTGGGTTTACTTTGATTCAATGCCCACTGGTTATGTGGGTTCTAGCACCGAAAAACATGTTATATTCTCAAAAGCTAGTTCGTCATTTCTTAATGGCAGTTGGCAGGTATATGTTAAAAAGTCATCAGGCGGCAACCATTTCTGGTACATGGATGTTCATGATGTAGCATCTAACACTGAACAACAACTTACATTAGATTCTGCAGGAGCAGGATTTACTGACTACTTAGACCAATGGGTTCATATTGCTTTGGTTAAAGAATCTGATGGATCTCTTCACTTCTATGCAAATGGAGTAGATGGTCTTTATACTTACAGCAGCGGCGTCTTTGGTAATAACATTACAAATAATAATTTCCCTCTAGCTATTGGTGTGCCTCAAGAATCTGGTCAGGCATATAATGATGTTTTCATTGATGATGTTCGCATCACAAGAGATGCCAGATATACAACCAATGCGATCTACGGCACACCTGCTTTTACTCCACCAACATCAGCACATCCTGTCAGTGGTAGCACAACAACATATACACCACCAGCAACCAGTTCTGCTGGTTCATTTACATTAGGTGCAAGTCCTGCATGGACTGGAACGTTGGGCGTAACAGTCGCACAACAATCTAGTGGAAATTATCGCCTGACATTTGCAAACCCATTCACTAATGCTACTGATTATTATGTCTTTGCTCACCATATGGATGGTGCTGAAGCAATGGTTGTAGCATCTGTTAGATCTACTGGACATATAGATTTCTCAGTGAAGAATGTAGCGGGTTCATTTATTGATACTGGGTCCCTAGCGGTTCAGATAATTGCACACTGAAATAAATAATACGGAAGGAGCACTTTAACCAATGGCAATCAATTTTCCCTCAACAGTAGGGCAGGCAACTGATGGAACATTTACCTATGTTGTAGCAGGTATTACTTACTCGTGGAACGGAGAGAGTTGGACTGCTGCTGGGTCTGGTGCTACTGCTACTGATAGAACTGTCTTTAGTGCTACTAATGTTGCTGCTTCTGCGGGTGGTTCATTAGCATATAACTTTAATGATGGCGTATTTACATTTACTCCTCCAGATCTTTCGTCCTATCTAACATCAACTGGTGTTCTTAATACACACACTGATGTCAACCATGGAGTTCCTACTGATGGAGATGTGTTGGCATGGAATCAATCAAATCTTAAGTGGGAAAATACTGCTACTGGTATTGGTGGTGGACTAGATGCTGATCTATTAGACGGACAAGAGGGATCTTACTATCTAAACTCTACTAATCAAAATGCTGGTACATTACCTGCTGCTAGACTATCAGGATCTTATACTATTAGTGTCACTGGATCTGCAGGATCTCTGGGATCGCTAGATGCTGTTGGTAATGTTGTGGAGACAACTCTTACCACTGGTCAAGTTCTTAGTTATAATGGTAGCAATTGGGTAAATGCTGATGCTCCTAGTGTTAGAAAAACTATTTCGTATACTGCTAATGGAATTCAAGATAATGTTGCTACTGATATTTCAATTACGACACCAAAAACATATGCTCTATTGAAGATGGAAACATCTCATGCTGTTTGGGCAACGTTGTATGCAGATACAACTAGCAGATCAAATGATCAGAGTAGATCAGAAACTACTGATCCAGTTCCTGGTTCTGGTGTATTAGCAGAGATTGTAACTACAGGTGCTGTAACACAATTAATTACACCAGGAACAATTTGTTATAATAGTGGTGGATCTAATATTACTTATGCTAAAATTGTTAACAAGAGTGGTGGTCCGGTCAACTTACAAATTACATTAACTTTAGTTCCATTAGAGGCTTGATATGGATAAACAATATGTTGTAACTCTCCACGACAAAAATGATCTGGGGCAGTTTTATAATGAAATGCAACTCACTGGATTTCCTTTAGTGTTGAAGCGTCCTATGAGTAGGAACACACACTATATGATGACAGAAGATCAGGCAGAAAGATTGCGTCAAGACCCTAGAGTATGGGGAGTTGAAGCAGTAGATAGGTTTCAAATTAAACCACATGTTATTAACAACGAACCTTATAATATTGGTGGGGATTTTTGGAAAGATGGTCCTGTAGGAACAACATTAAATTCTAATTTAAGACAGTGGGGACAACTACATTGTGCTGGAGATCAAGCACAGAGAAGGAAGAATACATGGGGTGACCCGATAACAACAGAAATTGTTACTGATAATGTAGAAGTATTTAATAATGGAAGACATGTTGATGTAGTTATCGTAGATGATCCTGTGTCATTTGATAGTCAGGAGTGGTATAGTCCTTCAACAATACAATCAAGGTTTGTTGAGTATCAATGGTTCAACGAACTGAATAGTTCTGTTAGTTCTATTGATGATGACGGACAAACTCTTCCGACAGGAACAATTGTCTATGCTCCCAACCTCAATACCTCTCAGTTCCATGGGATACATGTTACCGGAACTGCGGCAGGTAGATATTATGGGTGGGCGACTGAGGCAAACATTTATAATATGGCAGTGACAGATTCATGGGATAGCGGACAGCAAGTGAGTCTTCTGCTTATCTTTGATTACCTTAGAGCATTTCATTTAAACAAAGCAATCAATCCAGAAACAGGAATTAAAAATCCTACTATTACTAATCATAGTTATGGTCGCGTTGAATATATGCCGTATAAAGGTACTGATGGTGAAGGTAATAATATTTACAGATTAGATCTTCCTGATATTATATCTGTAAATTTTCAGGGAGTGCCATATAATTCAGGTTCTCCTGGACCATCTGGTTGGACTGAAGCTGGATTGGAATTAGATTTTGGTATAAGGTTTGGTCTAGAAACATATCCATCATGGGATGTTGCTATTGCTGCTGATGTTCAAGACGCAATTGATGATGGTATTGTAATCATTGGATCTGCTGGTAATGATAACTTACTGGTAGCAGAAGTTGGTGATGTGAATTACAATAACGAGATTACAATTTTTAAAAATGGAGAGAATGAAACCTTCTTCTATAATAGAGGTTCTGCTCCTAATACACCTGATAGTGGATCGATTATTGTAGGTGCCTTATCAGATCATTCTGAATTCAGGAGATCTACTTACACTATGTTTGGACCTGCTGTTGATGTCTTTGCTCCGGGAGATCAGATACTTTCATCATATGGTAATACAGGAGGATTTGCTGATACCAAATATGGTGGCGGTGGAAATTATTACTACCCTATTCAGGGAACTAGTATGGCATCACCACAGGTATGTGGTGTGATCGCATGTCTTGCTACAGGCAAAGAGAGATTCACGCAAGCAGATGCTTTGGCATATTTGGATCGGCATAGCATCTATGGAAATATGAGATTTGATGTTAATGGTGGATTGCTGAATGACAACTCTTGTCAGCAAGGTAGTCCTAATAAGTATCTTCATATTAAAAACCCGAGACCTGTGTCTGGATATATGAGTGAAGTGGAAGGCAATAGATCTACTGGACTTACCTTTCCTAGAACTGCCACATTTAATAGACCAACTCCTACAGCAGTTCCACCAACACCACAAACGTATACGTTTACTGTAGGAAACAGTGGAGCATCACATTATACATTTACTGGCAGTGATAGAGATAACACTTTTGCTGGTGATAATGATCCAACGATTAACTGTAATGCTGGTGATACATTAGTGTTTAATGTTAACGCAGCTGGTCATCCATTCTTTGTAAAGACATCTGCTACCACTGGAACAGGTAACCAAGTTTCTACTGGAACTATTACCGGACAAGGAACTGTTAGTGCTGCTGTCACATGGGACACTACTGGAGTAACACCTGGAACATACTATTATATCTGTCAGTTTCATAGTGGAATGGTAGGACAGATCATTATATCCTAAGGCATAAATAAACAAGAGCACTAGTATTCATTGGTAGTTAAATGGCTGACCGCTTTCCGTTAATTGTTAATGCAATTTCAAAGAAGATTGAAGAAATTGTAGCAGGGGACAATTTAGAATTAACTGGCAACGGGATTGTTGTTAGTGGTGATACTGGTGCCGGTAAGTATTTGAGTAGTGATGGAACTACGGTATTCTGGGGCGCTCCGGGTGATGTATACTTAACTCAAACACAAACACTAACTAATAAAACTTTAGAAAATAGTATTATTTCTGGATCTGTTAATACATTAACTAACATTCCAAACAGTGCGTTTACAAACTCTACTATTACAATTAATGGTTCCGCTATTGCTCTAGGCGGAAGTGTAGTAACACCAAATGATAATACAACGTATGCCATCAGCGCGGTCGATGGTATTAACGCCAATACCAAAACGCTTAGGTTAACTGCTGGTGGATCTGGAACTGGCACTGATGATATTAACATCGCAGTCGGACCTCCTGGTTCTGTTCCTGGTGGTTCTAATGCTGTTGCTCTTTCTATTGATAGATCTGGTGATACTGTAACTATTTCTGGTACTGCTCCTGATGCTGATACAGTAACTACTTTAAAATCTTCTGTTGGTGGCACAGCACAGACAGGTGATATTACTATTGCTGCAACTGGATCTTCTACGGTATCTCAGGATCCAGTATCAAAAACAATTACAATCAATTCAACATATGTTGATACGATTACTAAAATCAGAGCAACATCAGGTCAAACATTAGCATCTGGTAATTATACTTTCTTGGATGGTGGCGCATCCACAGTAACCCAAGGTTTAGATGGGAACGGTGATGCCACAATTACTTATAGTTCTGTTGATACTATCACTAGAGTCAAAGGTGGTGGAGCAGGAACTTTAGTAACAGGAGATGTTGAGTTTACAGGTGGATCAAATGTTACTGTATCTCAAGCAGGAAATGTAATTAGTATTGCTAGTATTGATACTAATACGGTAACTCGACTTGCGTCTGGATCGAATGTTGTAACAGCAGGAGACTTTAAAATTGTCGGAACAGGTGCTACTAGTGTTAGTCAAGCAACCGCAGCAGGTGTAACTACACTAACTATTAGTTCTATTAACTCTGATACAGGTGCTTCTCTTACTGCATCTAATGGTGTCATATTATCTGGCGCAGATTTCCAATTAAAAAATGCTGCTAACTTCAGTGGTAATACAGTAGTTAAATGGGATGCTGGTAACAGTCAGTTAGCTAATAGTTTGATTACTGACAATGGTTCTACTGTTACTATTGGTGGTGACTTGGTTGTTGATGGAACTCAAACAACTCTGAACACTACTACCTTGGTAGTAGAAGATAATATTATTGAACTTAGAAAAGGTGATAGTCTAGTTGCTAATGATGGCGGCGTTCAGGTTAACCTAACATCTGATGTTAATGGATCTGTAACAACCTATCAATCTATTCAATGGTATAATGCTGGTGGATATTGGAGATCTTTTGATGGATCTGTTGACAATAGATTTGTAACAGAAAATGAGACACAAGTTCTTACAAACAAAACTTTAACTTCTCCAACTCTTACCGCACCTACCCTTGGAGCAGCTACTGCTACATCAGTTAACGGTCTGGAGATTGTATCTACAGCATCTGCTAGTATTGATATTGCTTCCACAAAAGTATTTGATGTGGATGAATCTTTATTATTAACTTCTGATAATTCTAATGGATCTATCACAGCAAACTTTAGGCAAGGTGGTAACGTTGCTTATACATCAGACACATTAGCAACGTTTGCATCAACCACATCCACACAGATGCGTGGTTTAATTACAGACACGACGGGTTTGGATAAACTGGTGTTCCAAACCAACCCAACAATTCTTACAGGTATCACTACTACCTCTACTGGTTTTAATCTACTTAATTCTGGTGCTACTAGCATTCAATTTGGTGGAGCAGCAGGTAGTATTACAATGGGTGCTGCTACTGGCACGACAACAATCAATCATGATTTAGTAGTCACCAAAGATCTAACAGTTGGTGTTAATACAAATGATACCATTACATTTAATGGTGTTGTTAATTCTGAGAGTGCTGACATTCTAATTCGTGGAACCGATGTAGATGCAATGAGCGTTGGTCGTGGCGGCGGTGCTGTTAATACAAACACTCGTGTTGGTGTACAAGCATTACAATCAAACTCTTCTGGTTCTCAGAACACGGCATTTGGATATCAATCACTGTTTACAAATAATGCTGGTGCTTCTAACACTGCAGTAGGTCATAGAGTATTAAGAGTAAATGGTGTTGGAAGTAACAACGTTGGTGTTGGTAAAGATGTATTGCTTGTTAATCTTTCTGGCAGTAGAAATATTGGTGTTGGTAATAATGTATTGGAGTCAAATCAAACGGGTAATTCCAATGTTTGTATCGGACACTACGCAGGTTTTGATGTATTAGGAAGTAACAATGTCCTTATTGGTCCTGCATATAATGAGAATTCTTCTGATGTAACATTCAGACCATTGGATGTTTCGGGAGACAACCAATTAGTTATTGGTTCTGGTGGTCAAGCATGGATTCGTGGTGATTCTAATTATGATATTACTTTAAACAATGATCTAACAGTAGATGGTGATGCTGTTGTTAAAGGTAACCTAACAGTTAATGGTGTCACCACCACGATCAAGTCAAATATTATTCAGATTACTGATAAAAACATTGAGTTGGCAGCAGTTGTCAGTACACAGTTTACTGCTAACACAACTGATGGCAGCGCAAATATTGCAAACGTTGCTCCCACACTAGGATTGATTCCTGGTATGGAAGTCATATCTAACACAGCAGGCATCACAGTTCCTGGCGGCACAACAATTCTTTCTATTACTGGCAACTCTGCTGTACTTACAAACAATGTAACTGGTTCTGGTGCTGTTACCTTTAGTGCTATTGGTCCTTCTGATTCTGCGGCTGAAGATGGTGGTCTTATTGTCAAGGGATTAACTGATAAGACATTCCTTTGGAAAGGAACTGATGGTGGGGTAACTTACAACACTTGGTTATCTTCAGAGCATATGGATCTTGCATCTAGCAAGAACTATTATGTAAATGGTATTTTGATTGCTAGTGATACAAGTAAAGTCATTGGACCTACTAATGGTGGCGGTCAAGGTCAAATTGATTTAGGTAATGCCGGAACACCTTACGCACTTGGTAGTGCAGTAACCAGTTGTGGTGCTCCATCGTTTGCGTTTACTGGAACTGGATCACTTAAAGTTCCAAATGGTACTACTGCTGAACGTGATAGTTCTGCTGAAACTGGTATGCTTAGGTGGAATACCACGACTGGTTCTACTGAAGTATATGATGGATCTGCTTGGGGCAACATTGGTGGTGGAGCTATTATTTCAACCACTGCTCCTTCTGCTCCTAACCCTGGAGATCTCTGGTATGATTCTGATGATGGTCGTTTGTTTGTATACTATAACGATGGAGCTACATCTCAGTGGGTTGATTCCTCGCCGTATGGATTGCCAACTAATCTAGTTGTTGATGGAACGCTAAGTGTAAGTGGTGCTAGCACTTTTGATTCTGCCATTCTAATTGATGTTGGTGGAACTATTCCAGTTCTTCCTGGTCCATCTGTAGCAACATTTTTTAGAGCTTCAACTGCTGCTAGTGGTTGTCAAGTAAATATTATTGGTGGTAACGCATCAACATCATATTTGAATTTTGGTGATACAGATGATGCTTCAGTTGGATACTTAGCATACGATCATGGAACTGAAACCATGAGATTTGGTGTAGGTAATAATGGTGCTGTAATGAACCTTACTACATCCTCATTTACTCCAGAAACAGATAGTGCTTTGGATCTGGGTTCAGCAACTAAGCGTTTCGCGAACATCTACTCTGCTGACCTTCAACTATCTAACGAGGGTGCTGCTAATGAGGTAGATGGAACTTGGGGTCAGTACACAATTCAAGAGGGTGAGGAAGACCTGTTCCTAATAAATAGAAGGAACGGTAAGACCTACAAGTTCAATCTTACAGAGGTAGCATAAGACATGTCAATTTTTACATCTGATATCGTTACGAGTGCGATATCAAATTCAACAACCGAAGGCGGATTTGTAGATATATTTGTTTATGATACATCAAAAGATAGTGATGGTGGAGCATGGAGAAAGAGAACACAGCATACATCTTGGTATAATGAAGCAGCAGCAGCGGGAGTAAGAGGTAGTAGGAAAGAGTTTCCTTCTGTAGCTGTAATTGCAGTAACTACTGCTAATCTTTTCATTTATGATGGTGATGATCCAGAGCTTCCATTGTGGATGAGATTTAATCAAACTGCTTCTGGATTGGGAGCAATGATTGGATACTCCAGTTTCACTATTGGTTGTGTTACCATGCTTAATGGTATCTTGATGGTTGGATTGAACGCAACTAACCAAGGTAATGTTGCTGGTTTGAGATTAATTAATTTTATCAGTGAAGATTATTCTTGGAAAGGTGCTGACGCTGGTAGAAACTCTTCTCAATATTGGCCAATTGTAAATAGAAATGGTGGGAAAAATTTAGGATATAATGATGAACAATATATTTTAGATGAAGTTGTTCTTGACGTAGCAGCAAAAGTATTACCAGGCGCACGTATTAATCCTGATACTAAACTTCCTGTTCCTACTATTGCGGTTGCGACTGTTAATGGTGTAAGTGTTATTGATCCTGATGGAATTGTTTATAACAAAACACTTACCGATGATCCTACAGATACGCCTCATGTTGCTTGGACAGAAGATGGATATCTTCTAATACCTAGAGACGATTACAATTACTTTGCTATTTCAACACCATATGGTGAGGAATCAACACAACACCCATCTGGATTTGTGAATGTTTTAAAAGTTGTTAGATCAAGTGGCACTGCTCCTGGAGCAATTGGTCCCAATGGAGTTCAAGGATATGGTTATGCTAACAAAGTAATTGGACTGAGTGGAGCAGATGTAGCTCAAGCAGATACGAATGGAATGACTATTTTTCGTATGAAAAGAGATGGTGATTTAGGTGGTGATTCAGCAGCTTACATTGCCAGTTCTTACAACACAGGACATCTAGTTGGAACGATGAGACGTGCTTACTTATCAGATACAGACACCACCACTAAAACAAATGGACAATCAGAAGCAGATCGTATTGGTACTAATAACGGCACTTCACTTACCGTAGTTGGAAATATTACTAAGAGTGCTGTTATGTCAGGTGCAGATCTGGTTGCTTATAGTGGATGGAGTTCTTCTAATTACTTACAAAATGCTCATGATACTGAGTTAGCACCAGGGAATGGTACATATTCTGTAATGTGTTGGGTGAAGACAACATCATCTGCTTCTTCGGATCAATACGTTTTTGATCGTGGTACAGCATTTGGTACTGGTAGTAGAAATCTTATGCTCATTACACCTGCAAACTCTGGAAGTCCTAATGGTGTTCAATGGTGGCATAGAGATGCATCTGGAAATACTAGTCAGTTCATCGCAACTGATTTAGATGTAACTGATAATGATTGGCATCTTTTAACTGGCGTTCAAGATGGTGTGGGTTATAAATTCTATGTTGATGGAGTGCAGTCAAGTTTTACTAACAATGTAATTAGAGATGTACAGAATGATAATAATCCACCACTTTATATTGGTATCAGACACACCCTAGTGTCTCCTATATTAGGAAGTATGGCATTGTTTAGATACTCTATGACTTGTCCCTCTCCTGAAAAAATTAAACAAATTTATGAGGACGAGAAACATCTTTTCTACGTAGGAGCTCAAGCAACCATTTATGGATCTTCTGATGATGTGAAAGCAATTGCTTATGATGACACTACTGACACAGTACATGTAGGAACATCATCAGGACGCAGTGAGTTTAGAGGGTTGGTCAGAATAAATAATACTACAACAGCAGTAACTACTGCTATTTCAGCATCTAACGGATTTGTAGCGGAGCAATAATGGCAATAAGAGTTAGCAAACCATCTTTTGATATCAGACAAAAACTTACTGAACTAGGAAGAAAGTTCGGTTTGAAGGGTTCCGAAATTGCAGCGACAGAGACTGTATATGAAGCTAGGACTGCTCTGAATTCTGGTCGTAAAAATATGATCATCAATGGAGCGATGTCTATTAATCAGAGAAATGGCACCAGTTCATATGTAATTCCAAATGCAACTGGTGGTAGCTATGGTGGACCAGATCGTTGGGCGATCAACGAAGCAACTGGTGGTGCTATAAATGTAAACATGGATGGAGATCCAAGTAGCGCTAATGCTGATAAGTATAGCGTACAAGAGTTCAGCAAAGCTATGCAACTAGCATGTTCAAATGGCGATTCATCTGTAACTGGAAACGAAAACGCACACTTCTTTCAGAACATTGAGGGATATAATGTCTCTCATCTCAAATGGGGAACTGAGTTAGCATCTGATGTAACTTTATCTTTCTGGGTGAAGTGTAATGTTCCTGGAATTTATTGTGTAGGTCTAGAAAATGATGCTACTAATAGAGCTTGTATCAAAGAGTATACAATAAATCCTGAATATAGATGGCAGAAAGTAGTATTAACATTCCCAGGATGTACAGATGGAACTTGGGAAAAAACAACCGCAGTTGGTATTAGAGTAAGATTTTGTTTATCATCGGGTAGTAGTTATACTCAGGGTGTAGAAGGTAAATGGGTGAATACTGATGAGTTAGCAACATCAAATCAAGTTAATTGGATGCAAGATAGTAACAGTAGATATTTCATCACGGGAGTTCAATTAGAAAAAGGACGTATTGCTACTGAATTCGAGCATCGTTTTTATGCTGATGAACTTGCATTGTGTCAGAGATATTTTTGGAGTTTAACATCTCCCTTCAATGGTAATTGGAACATTTTATCTTGGGGTCATGGTGGTAGTAGCAATAGAGTATTTTCTAGTATCGCTTGTCCAGTAGCAATGAGAAATTATCCGCAAATTTATAATAAATTCATAAACGTTCAGGATGGAGGAACTGTTTCCGATGTCACAGATAGATTATACCCAAATACTTTGAACGAGCTAGGGGGATCTGCGAATATTGTTTCGTATGGAGGATATCCTCAGGGAACTCATTTATCTTTATCAATTACAGCAGTTTCAACCGCAAATGGAAATGGGTATAGAGTAAATATTAAAAATGTGAGTAATAATGCAGGATACATTTACTTTGAATCAGAACTCTAAGCACATCATAAATACATCAGGGTATCTCTAATCTAAAGTCAAATGGCAATTGTATTTCCAGCAAGTCCTAGTAATAATGATACTTTTACTGTAGGATCTATCACTTACACCTATGATGGTTCTAAGTGGATTGGACTGGGTGTTACTCCTACTGATAGATTGATTGAGGGTAGCAATAGTTTAGAGATTAATGCTAGTAATGAATTAGTTTGGACTGGTGGTGATGCTAAGATTGGTGGATCCTTGGAAGTTAGTGCCAACATAGATCTAACGGATTCCACAGTTGATCTTTACTCTCAAACAACAAACGCAGCATCAAAAACTTTCCAACTGTTTTCTGATATAGGCGGTACAAAAACAGAGAAATTATCTATTACAGCAAACGGTGCCGTCACGCTGACTGATCAAATCAAAATTGAGGGTGGCAGCACTCCTACAGGACTTTCTAGTAGAATTAGTAAATATGGATCTCTTTTAATTGGAACTTCATCAGATGCAGTTGGTGCTGCTAGATGTTCTATTGATTCTGGTAATGGAAATATCACTTCTGTAGGCACAATTACAACAGGATCTACTTTTAGTGTTGCTAATGTTTCTGGATCTATTGCTGGATCTGGCGGCGGACAAGATTACATAGGACTAAGACATGGGACAACATTTGGATTAATGTTGAAAACTGCTGGTACTAATGTTGGCAACGTGGGTATTGGAGAAACCGATCCTAGTTATGAATTGCATGTCAAGGGATCTGGAACAGTTGCTTACTTTGAGGGCACAGGTGGTAATTCATTCATAGGACTAGAAGATTCAGACGACAGTACAATTGGATTTATTGGTGTCGATGGAGGAAGTCTAAAATTCCAGACAAGCGGTAATAGTTATTCCGACAAACTTGTTATAACTTCTGATGGTTATGTAACAAAACCAGCAAATCCAGCATTTATTGTTAGGTATTCTGTTAATGATACCACTTGGAATGTAGCGACAGACGGTTGGACAAAAATTCTTTTTGACGAAGAAATGATGGATAGGGGTAGTAATTATAGCACTGCTAATAGTGAATTCACAGCACCAGTTGCTGGTACGTATCTGTTCGGAGCAGAATTACAATTAGAATCTCCTAATGGAATTAGTAGCGGTTATCTTACAAGTGGATCTAATTGGATGTATGTTACTTTCATAGTAAATGGTGCTACAACATTGGTTGAAAGTGAAGGTGGAACTAGAACTGATGCTAATTTCAATGCGATGTATAATTCACACACTCCCACTCATCTTTTAAACTTAGATGCTGGTGATACAGTTTGTATGTACCGCACTGGAAACTATACTAGTATTAGATTTAAAGGTGGTGGCGAATCTGTTTTCTGGGGATACTTGGTAGGATAATCTGCTATAATATAATCAACTATTTTTTATCATGTTTGAATCTAGACCTATCATACCTATCAGAGATGGGTGGTTAGAAGTTCGTGTGCCACAAGACATCATGAAAGATGTGTGGAGTATGGTTGATCTCGCAAAGGTGGATGCCAAAGATAAATTAGCAGGTAACATCTCTAGTAGTTTGGAGATGGATCCTACTGATATGTTTCGTTCGTTTATGGATAACGTAACGAGTGAGTATCGCGAACAGTTTAATTACAAACCAAATCAAATGGTTAGTAGGATATCTGATGACGCAAGTTTACAACTACATGATCTCTGGGTGAACTGGCAGTATCAAACTGAGTTCAATCCATCACACGTACACTTCGGTGCATTCTCTTTTGTCATATGGTTGAAGATGCCTGTTGATACTAGGGATCAGTTGCAGTTACCCTTCGCTAGTAAAACTACTAGTCAATGTGTATCATGTTTTCAATTTGAGTATGTAAATATTTTTGGACACAGGAAATCATTTAACTATCCTATGGGTGAGCAGATGGAAGGTATCATGGTGTTTTTCCCTGCTGAGATGAACCATTTAGTGTATCCTTTTTATGGAACTGATGAACCTAGAGTATCAGTTGCTGGTAATATGGCATGGTTTTGATAAATAGAAGAGCCTAACTCTTTACTTATGGATAATCCAAAGAAAGAGGAAGCCAAAAAGGAAAACAAATTTGAGTGGGCGGATGAGGGTGTATCAACTCTCGTCCGAGTTATTATTCTTGGTTGGTCAGCAGCAATTCTGACTCTTAATTATGTAACTGTTCCTGGTATTCCTCAGAAAAATATCGATCCAACTTTTATTGCCAGTGTTTTTACTGGAACTTTAGCTACGTTCGGTGTCATGCCTTCTAAGAAGAAGGATGAATCTAAGCAAGCACCTACATTGGAGAAGAAAGATGCAAAAATTGATTAATGGTGTAGCGTTGTTATCTGGTTTAGTTTCTTTAGCTGTCTTAGGGGGTGGTGCTTATCTTTACGTTCAAAAGGATACATTAATTGAGCAATCAAGGGAGAGAGTAACTGCTGCTATCACTGAAGCAATTACAGAAGCACTACCATCACTGGTAGATGCTGCTGTTCCAGGTGTCCCTGAGATGACTGGTCCTGCTGTGCCTAGTCCCACTATGCCATTCTAACCATGAATAAACTTAAGATCGTCGCCGCTTCAGTTGGTGGAGTATTTGTTGTAGCACATATAGGTCTGCTTGGATA